TGCTGAATTAGATACTGAATTAGATGCTGAATTTGTAGATGTTCCTGGAAATATGGCGGGTGCTAAGTTAGAGGAAGTTACACACTATGAACCACTTAATCAAACTGAAAACGTTTTTGAAGAACTAGAACCACTATTAAATGTAACTGATAATAGTTTTAATCCTAACTCATTCGATGGTTATGATAAATTAAAAGTTATTGATCAATTAGATATAGATAGTAAAAAAATAGAAGAATATAACAGAGTTGAATTATAATATTATATAAAACAACGTTCATCATTTCTCCATATACGTAAGATGTCTGGATGACCTAGTTTTTCAGTCCCAACTATACTCACTATAAACCTCTGAGCTATTTCATGTTTAAATAAATACTTTGTAAGATACACGGCTATTATAAAAATAGTTATAATATTAATTAGAATAAATGTTTTCTTTACTATCTGTTTCGTACTCAAAGATAAACCAGTATCTATAGGTTTTTCTTGTATTATTTCCTTTTCCTTTTCTTTTTTAATTTCCTTATCCTTTTTTTTACATCTTAGAAATTTATCACTACTTTTATATACCTTTCTTTCATCGGTTTGATCTATCACTTTTCCAGAATTATAGAAAATTTCTCTTGTACCTATACTTTTAATAGGTCTGGTATTTTTACCAAGATTTTTTTGTAGTATTTCTAGATTGGTTGGGCCAATATTACCTATAGTATCCATTACTATATGTTTCATTGGAGTGCACGGAGGGTAATGTAAACTACCTTCATAAACAAAAAAGGATTTTTTTTCAGGTAGTAGCATTTCTGCGTTCCAATCATCAGAAACCTCTACGATTTCTTTATTATCTATTTTTATTTCATTAATAAACTGATTCATAAAATTTTCGGTATCTCCAAAATAGGTCCCCTCATTAAACATAACACTAACTATAATACCTCCATTCTCACCTACCTGGTCTGTTAATGAATGGAGTAAACATATTTCCATATCATAATAGTTACCATCTATCTGATGTAAACTCGGTGTATGTATAGTAAGTTCATTTAATTTATAGTACACATTATTAAATATAATACCAGATCCTTTATCATATTGTAAAGATAAATTCTTATTTTTAATAAATTCAACAGAACATTTAGAAGGTTTATATGAAATTTTTAAATTACACAAATCCTGACACTGCTGTATTAGTTCAGTATCAATATTTATTGGCGATTGTTTACTACCTCTACAATCTCCAGACCAATAACTTGTTTCCCCATAAGTCCATTTACTTGCCATTATGTATAATTATATATTTTATTTTAAAATTATATAATTATGATAACTAATTTTGATAAAACTCCAGTTTTTATATTTTTTACTGATTTATACAAAATTATTAAGACTGTAATAATACATATAACCAAACTCCTTCTTGCAGAGTATAATATAGTAGAACCCAACAAACCAAAGATTAAGTTTAAAAATAATAACAACAATAACAACAAATATAAATATAAACCCTTTACAGATAAACCACCAGAAGTAAAAATAGATTTTTTAAATGATTTACCCAAACCTGTCTATGGAATACCAGCCAAACAAGATGAACCCTTAATGGCACACAACATTGATGATAACCATGAATTCTCTTATGATACACTAAAACCATCTACCACTATAGAACCTCTTCATACCATGAATATCACAGATAATTTTACTAAACCCAATATACCTTATAAGAAAGAATGTAAACAATGGGAAGAATTAGACTATGTAAATAGACCGTGGTTTATAAATGATAATAACCTATAATTATTGACTTTTTTTTACAAAAAAAAAATTGATTTTATATTCTTCTAAATAAGTAAGTAACCCATCAACCAAACAACCTTACCGAACGACTTCAAAGCAATCTTTCTAGCAATCTTAACAACAAAACAAACCAAATAAAAACAAACAAAAAACAAACAAATCATGACTATGTCTACATTCGCCTCCCTTAACATGTCCGACTCTATTGTCGTGACTACAACAAATCCAAAAACAAAGTCCCATTCAAAGGGCGACAAATACTACCACAAGAAGCAAGAAAAGAAGAAGCGCGATGCAATGATCAAGAAGAATCGCGCAGCAAAAATGGACACAAACAACGTCTATTCCCGTCGCGAATATGTCCGCCACAATGGAAGCAAGTCTTTCGAAATCTACACCAAACACGACTACCCTACCAAGTACCAAGAAGAGCGGCAGTTTATGAACCAGAAAGACTTCGAGCTGTCTATTGACTATGAAATGGACGAGGAGGAAAGCATGTATAGGCAGAATTGGGACGACCAACACGTATACGATGATGATGAATTGCCTGAACAGGCACCAAAATACATGGGTAATAGGAAGACCAAGAGGTCTTCATCATTTGACGACTACCTCGTCGAACCCCCAACAAAGAAACTCAAGTCAAAGGCTAATATCCAGAATGAGATTAAGGCCGAACTTATCCAGATTAGGCATGAAGTAGAGGAGAAAATCGTCATTATGAAGGAAGAATGGCGTCGCATTGATAACAAAATCAAAGTCTTGGCAAATAACTTGGATAGGGTTACAGAAACCTGGATGGATGAAGATGACCTCAACTGGATGTCAGAATCGTCTAGGGGCTACCTGGTAAATTCACCAGATTATGATGAAGATTACTACAATTAATAGTATAGAAGTATTAGAATAGTTAGTAGTAGAATAGATTTTTTCTATAATTTTACTTTATAGACCTAAAATATATTTATTTTTGTCTAAGTTTCTATAAAAATATCTTTCTTTTTATAGAAAAAAAATTGAATATAATGTATTCTAAATTTGATATTAACCAACCGACCCAATACAAAGACTTACAACCGACACAATACAAAGACTTAACCAACCGACACAATACAAAGACTTAACCAACCGACACAATACAAAGACTTACACACGACCATGTTTGCCAATTTTATTAATTTGTTTGGAGCGTGGAATACGCTGATCTGTATGGAAGAAGAAGAAGAAGAACCCTGGACTCGCAAAATCTGTGTTAAAGGCAGAGGAACATTTACAAAAAAAGACATATACGAACATCTGACTGATGCTCACTTTGGTACAATCGTAGGCATAGAACTATACAACAACAAAAACAACAACTACTACAGTTCATACTGTAATGAACCACAATCAGATGTAGGATTTACTGCATTTGTATATATTAACGAAAAAACCGATAAAAAAAAGACACTTTATAATCTATTAGAAGTTCAAAATGATACAATAAATCTATATTACTACTGGGACACATACTGGTATATTCGTAAGTATGTATCAGACGAACAGATTAATGACCCTCTGCCTGTTTCAAAAAATCCAGAAGGTGAAGAATGGAGACATGAATGTAAGTTGAAGGAGCTGGAAGCAGGGTCGATTAACTCTGATGTAAATCCAAAAAGGATACGAATTAGTGGATCGTGGGATACATACCCTCATGTCAAGGTATAATTATATAATAGTAGTTAGTGTTAGTATATTTTTTATTGATTAAGAATAGTATTTAATTCAGAAAATACTTCTCTCCATTCTAAACTTTTATAGGTATGAGTAAGTTCCTCATCTTTTTTAATATCTCTAACCGCATAAATTTCAAATCTATTTTCTTTAAAAAATCGTTTCATAATTGTATTGGCATTCCCCCTTTTAGCTGTATTGTAATAGGTTGCACAACCTGAAGTAAATGCCCAGGTTTTATTTGGAATTTCATCAGACCAAGTAAATACATGTGGATTTTTCATACCATCAAAGTTCTCCAACACCCTAACAATACCAGTCTCTACCAGTTCTCCATTTTTTATATCAGTATTAGCAAAAGCACCATCAAATTCATTTGACTTTGTAGAAAAACTAGACGTTTTCACATACACCTTTGAACAATCCACTTTACTCATTTAATATTAATTAGCTATTTAGTTTTAAATGGAACAAATTTACTACATAAAATAAAATAGATTAAATTATTTAAACAAATATGGTGTAATATATAAAATGTCCTTTTCAAAACACACACACAAGATGTCTAGTGTAAAAAATAATTTGATGGACGAGGAAGAGGATGAGGTTACAGTAAATATCTATACTATGAATAACCGTATCTATTTTTATGATGATATCAATAAATTTTCAGCACTTAGACTAAGGGTAGAACTTGAAACACTCGCAAATAAAACAGAATATATTTCTGCTACTAATCACATTGATCCTATTCCCATTTATTTGTATATTAATAGCGAAGGAGGGGAGGTCAGTAGTGCTCTAGCTATTGTAGATTATATTCTAAATTGTAGGGTTCCTATTTATACAGTTATCGAAGGCGAGGCGTGTAGTGCTGCAACTCTTATTTCTATTGTTGGCGATAGGCGCTTTATGACCCAAAATTCTCATATGCTTATCCATCAGGTACGTGGTGGTCTATGGGGTCGTATGAATGAATGCGAAGATGAAATGAAAAACATCAAAACATTTAACAATAAACTTATTAAACTTTATAAAAAATATACAGATATTACTGAAGAGAAACTAGAAAAGATTCTTAAAAAGGATATCTCATGGTCAAGTAAAACGTGCCTAAAATTAGGACTTATCGACGAAATCCTTGAATAAATTATTATCAAGTGCGATTGTTTCTTTTTGGTCGTCTAATAAAATATTTTCAAGTATTAAAATAATCTGGGTTTTATCATGAATCTTAATTTTACTTTTATATATAATATCTACTAATTCATTAATAACTTTTGTTGTAGGTTCATCTATAGAATCTACCCTTTTTTCCTTTATACTTATATTGATTTTATTATTAATCTTATCAATATTATTAATCACGATTCTGTTTTTTTCTATATCCAATTTATTAGATAATGTTGTTATAATTTTACTTTCTAGATCAATATGTTTTCCTATATTTTTAGGAATAAATTCAATTGTAACACTAACCGTTTTATCAGCTGGGTCTCTCTCATAATCTATAAATTTATTGCATATTTTATAGGTTGAACCGGATGGTTTAGTATATTTCGTACTTGAAAATAAACTATAATTATTTGACCATAAATTTATATTCGAATTACTCCATTTATTTACAATTTTGTTATTTTCTTCTACATATTCTAATGGAATAGACGATAACATATCACTTGGTGGTTCGGTTTTATCTGTGGTCACTATATCACCAGTAGTAGTGTAACCATCATGTGTGTTAGGTTTCCAAAAACATACTTCTGTATCTTTATTTTTATGACATAGAGGTTTAGGATTAAAATATAAGACATCTTTGCAATTAGATTTGTGAACTGTTGGTGTTTCTATTATATTATTTGGGTCAGTATTATTGTTAAGTATTATATCACCTAAAATTCTATAATCTTCGTCAGCAATAGGACGCCATATACTAACCGTTTTATTATTTTGGTGATTAGACCAGATTTTATCATATTTTTTTGTAGATTTTACATTTAATAACTTGTTAGGTTTTATATTGGTTTCTGGTAAATAATAATGGGGTTCTTTATCATCTGTGGTAAAAAACGGGGAATTATGTATCTTCCAGAATTCTGTCTTAATTTTAGTACCATCTAATTTTACATTTGTTTCCTTTATTAGTTCCTCTACTTCTGTTTCTTCAGTAAACTTTTTATTAATACCTTGAACTCTATTTAGTGATGGTTTATTTTTACTTATTATATAAGATAAAAAGTTTATATTTTCTTTACCTTTAGGAACCCATACACCATATTTCTTATCTATCATAGTTTTTAAGGTATAATCTAATGGTTTATTTTCTTTATTAAATTTTACTAGAATTGATATCGTTTCTGGTTTTTTGTTTTCAGTTGTTACTATTTGTCCTAAAGGAAAATAATTATCAATAGGTTCAGGTTCCCATACATATAAGTCTGTTTTCTTAAAAATCAGTTTATATTTGTTGGTTTTTTTTATAATTATTTCAGAAACAATCTTTGGTTCTTTTTTCACAACTTTCTTTTTGGATTTCTTTTTTTCCTTTTTAACCGAAAAGTTTTCTATCTTCTCTGTTTTTATACAATCAATAATTAAATAAATAATTATTAATAATAATAATAAATATAGTTTCATTATAATATAATTATACAATTTTTTCTTATAAATATGACTTTAACTCTATTAATAAACATATGGGATATATTTTGGGGCGTCAAATTTAAGTATCTGCACTTTAAATGTTCCGTTGTATTGTTCAATTGATATCTCATCGTTGTTATATATTTCTTTACAGCCTCTCTGGTTATCAGAACAATTATCACTACCAATTGTTAGTGGTATTTTAAAATTATTTTTATCCATTATATAATAGTTCCATGTGTTTGCACCTTTATATAATGGTTTTCCAAATAACTGGAGTATAACAGTTTTATCATTATTTCCAGGATCAGTAAATTCCGCACTATTATTTGTTACCTTGTGAAGAACACCCACCTGCTGATAATCTCCTCCAGAACCCCTTGTTTCTATATTTATAGGCATTCTACCTACATAACTTCCTGTGGAATGATGATCTCTTTTAAGAGGAGGCATTAATGGGTTATGTAAAACTTCTAAATCTCTGTTAACAATACGTGAATTATCACGGACAGGTTCGGAATCTATATCTATTTTTTTATCAACCTGGTTAGATTTTTTTAATTTTTTAAATAATCTTTGTTCTAATTCATTAATAGAATCAACATCATTACTTTTATATACCCCTTTAATATAGTTATTTGTAAATAAATACATTCCTACCAACAAAAATAAAGAAATATATATCACATGTAGATTATTTATACAAATAGTATTGGTTGGACATTTATTCATATTTATATTTATATAATATTTAATTTATTCAGTTCGTTATTGTAGTTTTCTATAATACTTATATTCTTTTTAATAATAGAAAGTGCCTTTTTGGTTTCATTGATTTTATTCTTATCTATCTGGAATTTACCAAGGGTTTTACTATTATAATCCCTTTTAAAATGTGATATTTTTTTTAAAAACTTATCAATCGAACAGTTGATTATAGTGCAAGATATAAAATTCTTATCATTATCTTCTACAGAAGAAGCCTTGCTCTTGGATTTATGTATGTACCAGCGGTGATGACCATCTATAATGAAATTATCATTAGTAATAACAATAGGCTTGTTTAGTTCTTTTTTATCTAAAGAGATTCCTTTAATTTTTGATGAACTTAGTTCAGATTTGGTTGGTATTAAATCCGACATATCTACTTTTCTGGTTGATATATCTGTTGGTTTATCTTGTTTAGTTTTATCTACATATTTAGCTATCAAATTATCCGATAATTCGTCTATGACATTCTTGTAAATAGATTTAATTGTTTTCTTTTTTTTTTGTGGTGGAGCCAGCTGTTCCTTTGGAGGTGTATCTGTATTAGATTCAAAATTCTCTAATAAATGAAAATGTTTTACTATACTTATACTTATAATGATGCAATAAATACCAATTAATAATGATATTTTATCAGTAATAAAATTATTTAGAACTGAAAACATTAAAACAAATATCACTATGTTATAGTATTTCTTAATATATACATTAAACAGTAAATAGAATAAAACTAAAATGAAAATTAAATTTTTATTTAATTCGGTATACATAAATATAAACAACAAATTTTTTATAATAGTAAATTACTAATAAAAAATATAATACCTGATAACAAAGATTTTATTAACAACACAATAACAATATTATATTTATTAAAGATTTCTTTATCTGGTAAAATTTTCTCTATAAATTTAGTAGAAAGATTCGAAAACACACAACTAGATAAAATAATTACTATAATTGCTGGTTTTAAATTTTCCAAAATTTTATCTAATAGACTCTTCTCTGGTGGAGGTTCCTCTTTCTTAACTTGTGGGGGTGGTGGTTGTTGGTACTGAGGTGGTGGTGGCTGGTATTGTTGCTGGTATTGATGTTGGTGATTTGGGTCTTGATGATAATATTGTTCTTCATGTTCATCCTCTTGTTCGAAACGCTGCTGTTCTTCAATTTGTCTAGCCATATTTTCTTCCATTATCATTTGTTCCTGTTTTTGCTCATTATCTATATTCGTTTCTATAACAGGGGCTTCTATATTATTCAAAATACCTTCAACCAGATTAGGGTCATTAACTTCAGTATCAATAAAATCACTAATAGGTCTAGATTTACTCATATATATTTTTTAATAAATCTTTTTATAAAATAAAACGAATTAATTTATAATTATACAATTTCTTTTACTAATTAAAGTATGAAAACTAAATGCTAATATTAATGCAAGTATAATAGAAATTAAATTTTGTAACATATAAAATATACTTATATTTTTTTAACTAACTTTGGTGAATTTGTGATAAAATAAACGAATACAATACATAACATAAATATTATTAGAAAAAGGTCTACATTTAAGAAATTATTTAGTTCCATTATATTTATATATCATTTTATTTTTTTAACCAGGATTTCTGTTCCTCTGATTTTTTAAGTTTGTCTGATGTCCTTAAACTTATCTTTATTTTACCTTTACTAGAATCAGATGTAATACCTTTGCATTCATCTAATTTATTACATTCTTCTTTAGCCTTTTCTAGTGATGTGAGTTTTTCTTCAGTCTTTATTTGCTGTTTACCTTTACCCGAACTTAAAGATGTATCTTTGTATGGACCATCCCAGTCTTCATCGCCAGCAGAAGGATCCGTATCATTTACAGACGGGTTAAATTTTATTTTTAATTTCTTTTTCGGTTTCTCTCCTTTCTCAGCACCCTTCTTCTCTTCTTTCTCAGCATCCTTCTTCTCTTCTTTCTCAGCACCCTTCTTCTCTTCTTTCTCAGCACCCTTCTTCTCTTCTTTCTCAGCACCCTTTTTCTCTTCTTTCTCAGCATCCTTCTTCTCTTCTTTCTTTTTATTTTTTTTCTTT